TTACATCACTTCTTTCAGTTCCGATATCTCCCCTTGTGTCGTATTTGTGCCGTAAACTCCAAAAACAACGTCGATCTGCTTAGCGTGTTCCGTTAGATGATTCGGTGACAGATGTGCATACCTGCGAACCATTTCAACTGACTCCCACCCACCCATTTCTTGTAGTGCAGAAATAGGAACGCCAGACTGAACTAACCAACTTGCCCATGTGTGCCGGAGGTCGTGAAAACGAAAGTCTTCTATTCCAGCTCGCTTGAGTGCCGATCGCCATGCCTTATTGCTATCGACTCGCATTTTGCGTAACTTCGGAGCAACTTCACCGTTAGGTCGAATGCATGAGTCCTCATGTACGAATACCCACCGGTGATGCTTACCAATCTGACCGCGAAGAACAGAGCAGGCTGTGTCGTTGAGTGCCACCCCAATTGCTCGGCCTGCTTTTGCGTCTTCTGGATGTATCCACGCCATTTTTCTCTGCATGTCTATCTGTGACCATTCCATATTTAGAATGTTTGAGCGTCGTAGACCAGTAGCCAAAGCGAAAATTACCACGCTGCGGAAATGCTCTGGCAATTCATCGAGAAGACGACGGGCTTCATCTTTAGTCAGCCAACGAATTCGACGGCCGCGCGGTGACTTGGCCTTTACTACCGGAACCGAATTTAGCCATCCCCATTCATTAGCTGCTATACGAAGTATAGAGCGCATGAATGCCTGATGAGAATAGATGGTAGATTGCGTTACCGGTTTTGATTTGTATTCAGGAACCCGCTTTCCCTCCCTCATCAGCCTGTCACGTTGCTTCTCCCATCTTGCACGGTGCGACCGGTTCTCCATTTTCGATAATGCAGCCTGTATCCGGTCGTTAGTTATTTCCCCGATCGGAACACCTCGAAAGTGAAAGAGAAAGAAGCCGATTTTTGATTTATCGGCATCTAGCGATCGCTTATGTGACTTTTCATTCAGCCAGCGCAAGCAGGCTTCTTCGAATAGCTTAACTGGCGCTTCTCCAAGCTTCTCAGTTCGCCACATCTCTGCCTTTAGTTTGTCGTGCAACTCCTTTGCTTGCCGCTTTTCCGTTGTCCCAAGAGATTGTCTAATTCTCTTCCCACTAGGCGTAAAGAAGTCACAGTGGTAGATACCGTTTCTTTGTTTGATTGACATACAAGACCCTCATCCTGTTCGCCAACCGCATTCACGGCTTGATTGTTGATCCGTGGGCGAACTGATTCAATACAATCTGATTTCAATAGGCGGTAATCGCCACTCTTTCCATTTCTGCCTGTTCGTCCTGCTCGTAATCTGCCAGACTTAATCCATGCATAACCTGTGTTCAAACTAATCTTGAGGAATGCGCAGGCCTCCTCAAGCGTGAATATTTCCTCGTTCATCATTTATCCTCAAACTGCCCATTCAAAACGCCAATAGTCCAAAGGAACCTAACGAATGGAATTCCGAGAGGTTTAATGGTTTCGTAGTAGCTGAGAAGAATGGGGCGGGTGATTGTGTCGATGTTGGTTTTTTTTGGCGCGGACTTTATTGCAGATTTCATTGCTTCGTTGCATCGCCGAGCCACATTGCGGATCGCGTTGTCTTGTTCTGCTGTCATGTCATGCAGCTTTCACTCCTTGCTGAAACTCGATATTGCAACCGACCTCATTACCCCACGAATGCCAACCATCAGCTTGTTGACGCGCAAATAGCTCAATGCGAGGCGCGTCGCCTAGTAAGCTGACAAGCAGATCGCGAAACTCTGGGGGCTTGGCGCTATGTTCAGCGCGGTGGAAAGTTTGATGCTGGCATATTGCCGCGTTCATTCTCTCCGGCAGCCGGCCACGAACTGCAAACAAACAATCTTCGCTATTAGCTCTTGTCATGTGGCCCATGCCGATCGCACTGTTCCCTTTGCGACGATTTGTTTTGTGCCAGGTGAATCCCTTCATAGTCATCAATCTAAATCCCCAGGCATCGACAACCTTCAACGCTTCGGCTGGCATCGTTGGCACCCACCACATCGCCAGCAGACAAGACTCATCAGCCAAATCCCATACAGGTAAGCGGCATATATCCAATATGCTCATTGTTGGATATTTGAATGATGCTCCACGCTCGCCATCAGCTGCCTTGTCTCTGTATGTCCACGGCGGATCTGCATAAATCAGTTTGTATTTATTCACGCTGCATTCCCCCACACTTTGGATAAATCACGCGGCCGCATCATCGATGTAGCCACATATGATTTTTCTCGGTTGATAATCTCGATGGCAAATTTCTCATCCTCCACCTGGAGATAATAAGTAACGCCTTTCTTGGTTGGCCCATAGTCGCCGTACTTGGTTTGATGGAGATTTAGAGCAGCTTTCATTGCTGAGCGCTCTATCTGTGTTGGATTACCCTTGATGATGTGTCGCATTGTTAAAGTCCTTAAATGCCTTCTCACATTGCAATGAAACTCGCTCTATTAATTGCTGCATTGCCTGCAATGACTGGACGTCAGAGAGCAGAACCTCGCGCTGAATTAATGCAGAGATAAGCGTGGAAATTTTTGAATAGAACCCAATGGACTGAAGCCTCTCTTCACCTGCAGATTTACCTTCCTTTGCTACCTTTTTCTCGTTGAGAATCAGGTTATATGTGTCGCTCGTAATGACGTATTCACCGATTTCGATTTGCATGTTTTTCTCCAAATTTAGGCAATAAAAAACCCCGCCGGAGCGAGGTTCATTTGGTTCGATGATGTGGGCTATTTGTCTCAGTCAGCAGTACGTCCGCGCCAACGTTTGTTGTTTAATCCAATTCTGTCGGTATCTACAGAGAGAACCGTACCACCCTCAAACCTCAAGGCATTGGCAACTTTAATTTTCTTATGAATTTTTTTATAGCGCTTTAGCATTTTCAAGTGGCGCTCATAAGGTGTTAATTCGAGATTGTTGCTCTTATCGTTCATAGATCCTCCATCCTTGGATTATACATTCAACGCTGAGATGGTGCTATTTCTGCTCCTGTGCTGGGGCTACGGCAAAGTGTTCAATCCCTTTAGCCCAAATATCCTTGATGGTTGTCCAACTGACAGGAACCGTAACCTCGATCATCCCGCTACCATCACAAGTTTCGCACTCATCATCACCAAAGCATTCGGGGCAGCTAATCTCTGTCTGCTCAGTGAATTCACCAATCATGCATGACTTAGCTCCGTTCTCTGCCGTTAGCTTGCATGGGACCAGTGCATAGCCGGATGGCAACTTGTAAGGCTCGCTTACAGGTTGGGCATTGATAGGTGCAGTTGCTGAAATCAGATAATCGCCAAAATCAGTGATATAGCTAATTCGACCTGAACGCTGTAACGCTCCAATTTTTTCAAGCCGCTGCACCTGTTCTTTTTCCAGATCGTGACCGCCTGATTCTGGGTCATCACAGCATTCAGCAAAGCGGTGTAGCGCTGCAATGTCTGCGTCAGTAACAAACGAACGTAACTCACGCGGTATTACAGGTTGTGCGGGTGCTGGCTCTGCATCGAGCAACATCATCACATCTGTAAATTCAGGCTGAAAAGCGAGTTTAGGCTCCATTGCAAGCCAGCTATTCATGACCTTTTTAAGCTTTTCTACTAGTGCAGGTTGTGCGGGTGCTGATAGAACCTCTATGCAGGTTTTTACTTCTTTCATGCATGGGTTTTCATAAGCAACGCGCTTTAACCATGCCAGTGCTTTTTGTCGCTTAATTTGAGCGTTCTTGTTCTCTGGCTCAGGCTGTTTAGGTAATACCGGTGCTGCATAAAGAACCGTTCCCTCTGGAACGTCATTCCACCAACGCAGGGTTTTATTTCCGCTACATCTAAATATTTCACCTACAGGGCGATCTGCTGCTTGCTCGTATGCCAGAAGCTGTCGAGCCATCAACTCTGCTTCTTCAGCAGGAATCATGACATTTGCACCATTCCCGTATTTTTCACGCCACGTGGCGATAGTTTCTAAACGCTCAGTTGTTAACTTAGTCATTGCGCTGCTCCTGCACACGTTTAAATTCGATTACCCAAACCCACGGATTTTTTTCCCAATTCTCATCGCCATAAATTGAGCGCCATAGCTCACCAAATCCGACTCGATATACGGCCTCAGGCGGCGTGATTGTGTGGGCAGACGGTGAAACACCTTCGGCTTTCGCATCCTTTTCACTGATATCGTTTAATCGCTCTACGCGTACATTAGTGATTTCAAGAAGAATGCGGGAAGCGCAGCGCTTCATATGCATTGATGGAGTCCATTTTTCATCACATCCAAAGGCACCGTTTTCACGCATGTCTTTTATCCAGTCTCTATCTGCTTTGTATGTATATCCGTACTGGTCTAGATGGTGAGTCTCACGAACCCAGATGAGGTCGCCAACAGCTCCGAATGGACACATGTTGTGCATTATCCATCCGCTAGGGGTTGCGGTTCCTTTGTATATCCATGTGGGTTTTGTAATCCCACCAACAAAAGCGTCTTCTAAAACTGGCTGAGGTTTCATAACCCGCCGCGTCTGCGTTTTCTGCCCCGATAGAATCGCTCGCACCATCTCACTATTAAAAATCATGCCGCGCTCTTTGCTGTTACTGTGCATCATTGCCTCCAACTGCTAATAAAATCCGCTCGCCGATCCAGCGCATAACTGGCACAGCCATCGAATTACCGATCGCTTTATAGCGCGGCCCATCGGGGCAATCTTCTATAGGTTTATTTTTCCATGGAATTAGCGTGTGATTATCAGGAAAACCCTGTAGACGCTCACACTCTATCGGTGTTAAGCGGCGAACTTTCATGTCATGCATAACGCCACGCTGATCTGATTTTGTCAGCGTGTAGCCTGTTTCAATGCTGTATCCCGTACCATTTCCGCCATTTTCTGGTGATCGACCAATGGTGTTACCTGCGATAGCTATCGCAGGGTTGATAAGGACATATGTATCTAAGTCCTCCGCCATGCTGTCGTTAGATTTACCCAACAACGCTCGGCTAACGTCTGAATAAGCAATCGCAGGATGCTGGCTGGCTTGAAGTGTGCCAGTGCAATTCTCATCAGCGCCCAACGTTGAAGATGTATTACCGGCCGCTTGCCAGTTAAATGCCAGTGGGTTTGCTGGAACAAATAATGGAGCTCCGCCGTTAATATGCTGGTCTTCCAATCCAAGCTTTGTTCCAAAAGCGGCATTAAGAGTGCATGCAATATCTGCTGGCCATTTCTGAGCAACAAGGCCACTCCCGCGCTGGCTAAATACCTCTTGATTACTTGAGCCAATACCACCAACGTTGTTGGATTGGTTCAGTGTTGTATGCGGGTTTAGCTCTGAGTCCCAATGACTACCGACTTTAGTGCTTGCTCCAAGAGTGGCGGTAAGGCTCGCCCCCGTCTCTCGGCTCGGCGGAGTATCCCTGCGCACGCCTTCTCGCTCAAAAAGTATCTTTGCGGGATCAATATCCGTTCTAGCACTTGCGACAACGAACACACGGCGGCGTCGTTGGGCCACTCCGAGATATTGGGCATCAATAATCCTCCACGCGATTGTTCTTTTGGGTCCATGCACAACACCAGCGTTCGTCCATTTTTTCCCTGGTGAGACCAACTCACAGTCCTCGCCGGACAGGAGTCCAAGAAACGCTCCGAAGGCGTTATCTTTGGACGAGAGGACGCCAGGTACATTTTCCCAAACGAAGATGGCTGGTTTTTTTCCATCTTCTGTTCTTGTTTCGTCAATTGCATCAGCTAACTCCACGTATGAAATAGTAAGTTGACCACGAGGGTCGGAGAGGCCAGCGCGAGCACCAGCGACTGAAAATGCCTGACACGGAGTGCCACCAACCCCGACATCAGGAGCTTCAATTTCTCGAGCACGAACTGCTTCCGCTATCTTTGTCATATCGCCGAGGTTAGGAACATCAGGCCAGTGATAATCCAGCACAGCGGATGTGAATTTCTCAATCTCTGAAAACCATGCTGGAACTAGACCTAGCGGCTCCCATGCAACACTAGCGGCTTCGATTCCGCTACAAACTGAACCGTATTTCAGTCTTGGTAGGTTGTTCATGAATATCTCCTATGCGGCATCGGCTATAAGCTCCATGCCGTACATGAATTTGGTAGGTTCGAGTGACTGATGAGTTTTGCCGTTGAAGCTATAAACGATGCTGTGGTCGGAGGCTGAAATGATGGTGTACTCAATGCCGCGCTTGCTGATGTAGCGTTGGCCAGCTTTTGGCTTGTGAATAACGATGGGCTTAGGTGGTGGGCGCTTTGGTGTGATTTTCTCGATAACAGCATCTACATCGATATCATCTCTTAGCCGGTAAACCGTACCGCCTAGCTCGTCATTCCCCCACGGTTCCGCTGTTAGGTATTCCCTGATTGCGAAGAGGTGGTTGATTTGGATGTACTCGCAACTCTTTGTGTTGCGCCAGGTGTAATAAAGTTCTTTGTAGTTCAGCGTCACCCCGCCAGTAGCACCGCCGCCCAATAGCTTGCCGCCCACTGAGTTAAGTGCTCTGTGGAATTCGGTGATGTTATTGTCGGGGTGCTGGCTGAGGACGCGCAGGATGCTCTGCGGCGTCATGGTGGTTACCTGTTAGAAGGGAATGTCGGAGTCAAAGTCTGTGGGTTGTTCGTTGCTTTGCCGATTCGAGGCACTCCCTGAGTTTTGAAGCGGCTTCCCCTGATTATCTTGTCCGTGTGCATACTCAAGTTTTGCATCAACCATTTCCAATGTAATGAGTTGACCATTTTGACCATCGTATATGTCAACCTTGAGGCTGGATGAGGACACTGTTACCAATGCGCCCTCGACCAAAGCTGAACGGTAATATTCGACCTGATTGTCTCGAGCAAAGAGAACGGCGCTATAGTTCGTCCATTCTCGTGTTTTTTTCTTCCGGTCGTAGTATTGCTGACCTAAACGAATGTTAAAGCCGATACTCTCACCGGCTTGGAATTCACGTGCTGATTTATTTAATCGTGCGGTTACACAATGCATTAGGCTGCCTCAAGTTCTTCTTTTCTGATGGTATATACGTCAGTCAATTTAGACTGGTGATCTGGACTATTTGCCAACTCATTAAATGACCAGTCATATGCCTTCGATAATTCAGGCAAAGTCATGTCTCTTGCGGCCTCAGTGAAGTGTGATAACAGATAGTCAGGAGATGGCTTTTTCTTTTGCTCGGCTGGCTGTTTTTTATTTGACTCTTTATTTTGATATGCGCCCTTTGCGTCAGATTGATTCTTGTGCTCATCGGTATCTGCATCCTTTGAGTCGTCGATACCAAACAGGCCATTAAGACAATACTTTCTGGCGTATGAGCTAGTAGCACCAGTAACCTGCGCGGAATCCATTCCTTTTTTGGTTAACTCTTCACGCGCCATCGCTGTTGATGAGTGTGATGATTCGCCATCAGTTATCGTCGCGGTAGCCTTAACATAGAATCGATCACCAATCATTACGACTTCATCTGTTATGGATAGAAATAGGTCGCCTAATAGTGGCTTAACTCCCTCTAAAATATCTTCACAGCTTCGATAGTTATATTTTCCAAAGCTGTTGTATTGGTTTTTGGGGGCGTTTAGGTTTTTCTGAATATTGGCTAACTTAGAGTAGAATTCTTTAGACATGATCCGTCTCCATCATTCGTTTCTCCTGCTGTCCAGTGCGGTGATCTGCCACCGCTTCTAGTTGAGCAATCTGGTCGTTCATCACCGGAATCATCTCTGGTGATCGCATCCACTGGAGTAGCTGCTGTTCCAGTGGATCTATTGTTTCGTTCATGCTGCCGCCTGTCTTTCACTAACATCAAAACCAAGTCCATTCAGGTATTCACAAATAGTTTGAATATCCATACCTGCCAGAAGCTCTATAAGCTCTTTCTCGCTGTTTGGTAGCTCAGCTATAGAAACGCCTTGCAACTCCATTACGAACTCTCCTTGACGCACTCCATGCTTGCTAGCGAACGATGTGCATGTGATGTTCATAGCGGATCACCTTTAATGAATAAGTGCTTAACTACCGGAAGTCGTTTAACCCAGCGCAGAAATCGACAAGCTCTCACCGCTTGGATCCGGCGTGGTTCTCTCATGAAATCAGTCATAGTTATTTGCTCCAGAGTGGTGAGAAGAATTGAGTGACGATACGAACGATACGGTCTAGTTGTGATTCGGTAATCTGAGAAGCGCCCATGAGAGCGCCGCCCGCGATGGCATAATTCATCATGGGTAGCTCCTGTAATTGCTTTGAATTTGGTTAGTAGTTGATGCTGATTGCGGTGATGTTGCCTTTGGCTATGGCCGTGATGCACAGCTTGGCGCATTCTTCCGGCACACCTGCGGCGATAAGGTCTTGTAGTGCTTTGTTGTTTATTGTTTTGCGGTGTTCTTTATCAGCTGCGCGGCGAGCTTCTTCATCCTTGATGCGCTTTTCTTCGGCTAATCGAGCCTGTTCCTTCTGCTCGTTTTCACGCTTAATTCGCTCGGCTTCTTCGTGAGCTTTTCGCTGCTCTTCGGCAATGGCTTCCTGCTTTTCACGTTCAGCACGCTCAGCGGCTTCTTTCTTCTCACGTTCGGCTCGTTGCTCCGCTTCTATACGGTCACGCTCCGCTTTCTCTGCCAGCTCTTTGGCTTCACGTTCGGCGCGTTCCTTTGCCAACGTCGCTTCGCGCTCTCTGGCTGCTGCCGCTTCGATTTCACGCTTTGCCGCCTCGTCTGCTTCGCGCCGCGCTTTCTCTTCGGCCTCACGCTTAATACGTTCTTCATGCTCGCGTTTGGCTTGCTCGGCTTTCTGTTGTGCTTCTTCGCGTTCGCGGTCTATATCCTTATTCATGAGTAAAGCCATCTCATGATCGGTTTCGATCTTCGCCGCTAAAGCTGCTGCTCGTTCCGCTGTAATTTTGGTATCCAGCTCTAACGCCTCATCAAACATCGCGTTGAACTCTTTTTCTTTCTGCTCGGCCTCCCAGTCCGTCACAGGCTTACGAATCTCAACCGCAAGTTCGTCCAGCGAATCCCTTACTTTTTTACGGCTGGCATCGACAAGAGCAGGGCGTTTCTTCATCTCTGCAACTAACTTCTTGCCAGCCTCGTCAATAGCTGTCTTAGTGCTACGGACATTCGCCGCCATGCTGATGTATGCACGGCGTCCCTTGACTGTATTCAGGTCACCAACTACAGACGATGCTTTTTCACGGATGTCTTTAATTAACCCTTCAATGAATTCGTCATTGATAAAAGCAGCTTCGAGTTCAGCCGGCACGCTCGGCAGAGTGACTAATGCAATTTCGTTCTTTTCCTCGCTCACTGGCGATCTCCTTTATTGGTTTCATTGCAAAACGCCTACGCTTTGCGATGAATTGCGGGTATAAAAAATCCGCATTTAAGCGGCTGGGATTTCGACGATTTCCTTTTCTCCGTTGCACCAACCTTCTTCGTAATCAACATTAGGAAGCTGTGTGCATACGGCGATTCCAGCAAAATCGCTAAAGTTCATGTTGTTAATTGCCCAGTCTTCAATGTCATATTCAGACCCAGCAAAAAGCGGCAGCGTGTCTTCATCCAAGCTGCGTTGTAAATCCCCATCAAACTCATGCGCATAGTGAGTGGCGCGATGTTCTGCAATCTTCTGCACCGGAACAGCCCACTTGCTTGCGTCGGGCATCTCAATTTGTAAGAAACGAGACATACTTTCCTCCAGCCATAAAAAAGCCCCTAACGAGAGGGGCAAAACGTGTCATCTAACCAGAGAACAGTCATTCTCCAGTTATGAGCGGGATTGCTCACAGCAGATACTCAATGAATACCTGCGATGTGCATTACTCGCCACGGGCTTTTAGCATTGCGTCGGCAATGAAATAGGCATCTCCTGCTAACTCTTTGTACTGTGGTGACTCTGGACCACCACCAAATGAATGACCGTCATATCTGCGCACAATGGATGCCATCGCTTTAGCTGCGAAGTAATCACGCATTGTCATGCCTTCAATCGGATAATTGTGTTCGCTTCCTGCAACTGGAAATGAAGGTCCCCCGTTATCACCTTTCATATCTATCTCCATTCTGGGTATAAAAAAGACCGCTAGGCGGCCTGTTATTCTGGAAGTTGTTCTGGAACGTTAGGTGTTTCAAACTCAGCCCATGCCAGTAGGACCATTTCAGGATGTCCTGAGGCCCAGCTACTTGTCACTTGCAAGTCTCCTCCTGCCGAGACTTCGAATTCATCGTGATACATTCCACCTTCTTCATAATACTGACGATAGAAACCATGCAGGCCTAAGAAATCACCATCCTCATTTATCCAATCATTCAGCCAGTTTGGTGAGTCTTCGTGAAATTCACCCTCACTCTCTAGAAAATCAAGTTCTTCCTGAGTTGCCGTTGTATTTGAATATCTAATCTCAACGACCTTTCTGAACACACCATCTAAAATATACTCAGTGACATAACCGGAGCCGGTGCCTGTTGTTACGCTGTGATATCGGTAGACATCAACGAGGCCCCAGACCTTTACATCTTCTCCGCGCTCCAATTTCGGCGCATTGGCCGGATTCTTCCAAATCACTTCCATCTCACACCCCTTGTTCACCCAATAAAAAAGGCCGCCTTAGCGACCTGTGATTGTTTGTTGCCTGCTTTTATCCACATCAGGCGAGGTGGTTCCTAACTTTCCACAGTCAAGGAAAACTGATATTTTGGTTATTCCACAGTCAAAATAAGGATTTTAAGAATGGCGTTATTAACGAAATGCCCAAAGGGGAATTGCACTTCCACTAGTTTTGAACTTGCTACCCAGACTAGGGTTCGTGGCGCTAACCACGATATATTTTTTATACAGTGCGCAATTTGTGGCGCTGCCATTTCTGCCATTGATGCAAGGCATGACCACATAATTACTGAGATGGCAAAGAAACTAGGTATTCGTTAGTCCGTTAGATTTGCTTTGTTGCAGAACATGGAGAAGAGTGCTTATCACAGCTTCTCCATCATTCTTTTCAAGGCTTGAGTTTATTAATATTTGCTCAAGTTGAATGTTTAACTCAATTGTTGCCTTTAGTATTTTCTGACTATTAGTAGAATCCATACCTACCTCTCTAAATTAAGGGAATGCTCTTCCCGCGAATCTTCTGGCGCCCGTTTATCTGCGCCAATAATGAGTGCCTGTACTGTCTTAACCACCTCAGGCGGCAGTGGTTCCTTCGTTCCCCAACGTAAGGAATTCGAATATAATTTATCCACCCCAACGTTTTAGGATGAATTATTCATGGATTTTGGATTGGTTATCACGTCGATTCAAAGCGCTATCGATTCCGTTTCGGCTGTGCAAAGTAACGCTGTCCTTCGGGAGCGTCTCGCCTTCATTTACGAGCAAATGGACGTACTTCAAAAAGCCCATGCTGCGACCGAGAAAGAATTGGCCGAGGCAAATATAAAGATTGCAGAGCTTTCTAAGGAAGTAGCGGCTAACAGGGCAAAGGATGAGTTTGTCTTTCACCGCACTGCGGCCTTTCGAAAAGAACCCTCTGGTGGGTATGTGAGGGCGGTTTATTGTCCCAACTGTTTTAAACAAGTCGGGAGTGACTTCGGGGACATGCCTTACCATTGTTCCTCCTGTGGCTGGCTTGCAGAGTTCGGTGGGAGAGAACTCAGTCGCGTTATGGAATCCCTTCCTTAATTGAATCTGCGGGGTAGATAACTACCTCGCTGTAACACTCCCACTCTTACGGTGTCCTGCGGCGAATATTGCTACCTGTGGCAAGCAGTACGAACCGGTTACCTCTTCTTCACCTCTAACAACTGGTATCGGCAGGGATAGTGCTTTTACTGTTCTCTCTGAGCATCCAGAGAGGATTTTTTCAACCTTCATCTCCAGTCGTGCATTGCTCCACTTTTCAGCTCTGTGAGCCACAGCTCGAGCTAAGTTTTTGCGTTTATCTCTTGGCATGTGGATTACTCCAGTTAGTTAGCTTTGGTGATGACGCTCCAGATGCTTATCTTCTGGTTAGCTCGACGGCCTGCACTTGCATCATCCCAAAGCCAACTACTCTTTGGTGGGGTGAATCACCCGCATTCCTGATTGTTAAAGAAGCAGCCCTGCATCCTGCCGGGCACGGCGAGTAGTTCCATTTGCCGTATCGTGTTTTGTTTCGATGGATTGATAATAGCTTTGGCGATTAACTGAGTCAATCGTTTAAGCGATAATAATGATAGATTTAGCGATATATTTCTGATTGATAAAGGAATTTATTTTTTTCTCTCCTGTGATATGGTGATAAAAATAGATAGGAGGAAGTTATGGACTACGAAAAGGCGGCTCAACTGCGATATCAAGAGATGTGTCGGATTGTTGGTGATGTGGTGTTTGCTATGGTTTCTCAGGGGAACGAGACAAAGAAAGTTTCGATTGCTGATGTAATAAGAACGGAGCTAGCAAAGGGATTAGATAAGTGGGACTTGGATCAATTGCAGGTTATGGAACTAGCGGTGAAATTGTTGGAGGAGTAGGAATATCAATGATAATGGCATCGTTATCGTTCAATAGTTTATCGACCTCGATGCCAATCACCACAATGCTAAGCACTTTTGTGATAATTATTTGAAAGGTTATCGTTTCTTTCTAAAGTTATCATCATTTTTAACAAACTCAAAAGAGTCTAGTATTAATCCTGATATGCGTAGAATATTTTCAGGATTATCTATATAAACTCTTGATGAGTCACATTCAAGACCAGCTCGAGATACCTCATTAATTGCAATTTCATTTAATTCTATAGGTAACTGGATAGATGATTTGTTTTTCTTATCGTAATATCTAACAATCCATCTATTTGTTTTTCCTTGATAGAGAACCCCAAAATATGACTCTGTATCTTTATATTGTATGTCATGAGAGTCGCCAATTATGGATGCTATTTTTTCAAACAGAACTCTTTCGTTATGCGTAGTAACAACATTTGGGTTATCGGGGTCTATGATATCTGCATTATTATCTGAACTTACAGTTTCATTTGGAATGTTGTTTAAAACATCATCAATAGGATGACGAGAGCCAGAAAGTCCCGATACTACCATTGCACTTACCGATCGCTCTACCGCTTGTTTAACCAGAGGGGTAATTGCTTCTAGAAATCGCTGATTCAATTGTCTTTCAACGTTTGACCTGCTTGCTACATACCTTACAAATTCGGAATCAACATCTCTTAAGCTTGAGCTTATTGTTTTGGTAAAAGCTGATAGGAATACGCTTTCTTCTGCCAGAGTTCTTAGCGCCTCTGGTTTAAATTTATCATGCCTGAATCTAAACAGCTGTTCTGCATCAGGCTCTGTTATTTCATCCATTCTTATCCGAAGAAATGGAGTTGGATCCATAATGTTTTTTTCTTTCAGGTCGGTGAAAAACCTCCACTCAACACCGTTAGTAATTGCTGATATTGTAACTTCTGGCGTTGAGTTGAAGTATCTTGATAGTTGTGGGCAGTGATTTTCTATTTTTTCTTTATATGATTTTGCCTCTATAAACATGACGGGAAGCCCTTGGCAAAACAATGCGTAATCCACTCTTTCATTGGCTTTAGCTCCAGGGAAGTCAGCTCCGTACTCTGCTTTAACTTTTTGAGGGTCATATGGATTGAATCCTAATATATCTAAAAATGGTAGGATCAATGCCTGTTTTGTTGTCTCCTCTGTAGTACAATGGATTCCAACATTTTTAACGTGTTCGCTGTGAAACTTTAATTTATTTTTAAATGATTCCATGAAGCTCATTCCATTTCTATGTTAATAATCTAAAACAGACCACCAGAATACGCGCCCGATAATATCAAGAGCGTCTAATGTGGCTTCCTCGTCGTCATATTCTTCATTGTAGCTACGCACGCGGACTTTTTTCCCTGGCATTGCATACAACACTTTAACCCTGAATAGTCCGTCTTGTTCGATGGCATACATTTTTCCATCCCTAATAGTTTTATTTCCACGGTCTACGGCTATTGTCGTGCCATCAGGAATCAATGGTTCCATGCTATCCCCAGCTACCGGACAACAAAATACATTCTCAAATTCAACCCCCATACGTCTTAAGGTTGCTTTTGAAAATCTTAGCTTGAATCCATTGTAATCAGTATCTGTGCAGCGCCCCGCACCTGCTGCCATTTCAATATCCTTATAAAACGGAACCTCTACTTCATCATCTGGAAGTGGGGTATTAGAGTCCCAAGGGGTAACGGTTCCCCACTCGCTTTCAGGAGGAATAGTTGATTTCGGATTATGAGGGGAAACCCCTCCTAATCTCATCGGCTCAGAACCATCAGCAAGCCACTCTGGCCTAACCCCTAAAACTCGCGCGATATCCACTAGTCTGCGTGAACCTTGAGCGCCACCAGATACTAACTTCCATACACTTGATTGAGCCATGCCAACAGCTTTAGCAAGCGAACCCTGCGTATAACCGCTTTCCTTCATCGCCTTATCTAGACGTTCAGAAAAAGTCATAAAAACCTCATTTGAAAATTTATCCCAGTCTATCGGCAAAGCGATATTTTATCAAAATCGAAAAGGCGATTGATTTTCACTAAAGCGATAGCTAAAATCAGAGATGCCAATAGAAAAGGAGATTTTATGAAACACAAAGCAGTAGAAAAAGCGATTGCAATTGTTGGCAGTCAAGCTGCATTAGCAAAATCTGTAGGAAAAGCACAATCCACAGTGTCGGATTGGCTGAACGGAAACAAAAAGATATCTGTTGAGGGGGCTCTGCTCCTTGTTAGAGCTACCAACGGTCAGATTTCTGCCTCTGAGTTCCGTCCAGATAAAGCAAGTTTATTTAAACAATTAAACAACGCAGCTTAAGCAACACCGCTCTTTAACAGTCATGGCCTCGGGTGATTCACCCGAAACCCCAACCACCTAACCGGTGGTGTAACTATTTATTCAACAAAGGAAGTATCACAAATGGAACATGCAAAAACACGCAACAACTCACAAGAGATTGAAGTTCGTATCAGGGGGCTAATAAGCCGATTAGGTTTAGCTACCGTCGCTAAGGGTATGGGGCTGGATAAGTCTCAAATCAGCAGGATGCAGACAGGGGAGCAATGCTTTGTTGAGAAGGTGGCTAAGTTCTTGGAGGTCATCGGGTTCTGTAAAGAGGATTCGATTTTATCAATTGCAGGTGATGAAGCCGCTGAGATAGCAAAGTCACTACGAATGCTGAGCATGATTATCAACTCAGAAAAGAAAAAATCCCCAGCCGCGCCAACAGATGGGGATTCACAGATCACTATGACTTTCTAGTACTGGATCAATTCACAGGAGTAATTCTATGTCAAAACGTAGAAAAAGCAATAGAGAAGAGGAACGGCGTTACCCCGACTCTCCAGATGGTCTGGTTGTTGTTGCCTCTAATAACCGTGCTTTTGCAGAGCGGTTAACGGGGATCATCCGATTACGGCTAAAGGAGACGGAACATGTTAAGCGTCGTTAGAAATATTGATGACTACAGAACGCAGGAAAGACCTGTAGAGAAACCGGAGGCAACCGGTAAGGGGTTTGCCTTGATACACCGTCAATTCATGGATAGCAGACTGTACAAGGATTCTCAGGCGGTACACCTATGGCTTCATCTGATACTGAAAGCCAACTATGCTCCGGCAATCGTTAATACCGACATTGGAGAGATGATGGTAGGGCGAGGGCAGATGATAACTGGGCGCCCAACATTAGTTTCGGAAACCTTCATTCCTGACAACAAAGTGAAGAGTTTGCTCCGTAGTTTCGAGTCGAAAGGCATGCTGAAAATCGAAGCTATGGGACGTAAATTCAGCCTGATTACTATCCTAAAATACGATGATTTTCAGTCTCAAAATTGTCCAACGAATGTCCAACGGTTGTCCAACGAAAACACTAGTAATGACGCGCCTCCTAGCGGTGTTTGTCCAACGGTTGTCCAACGGTTGTCCATAAACAACAATATAACTAATAACTCTTTATCTAAAGATAAAGAGAGTGTCTCAGCAGTAGAAAAATCAGAGAAGAAAAAACCTTCTCATTCGTGCCAAGACGTCATTGATGCATACCACAGAATTCTCCCTGAATGTCCAAAAGTAAAAGCGTTGAACGACAAGCGTAAAAACCTGATCAAAACCTTCTGGGTGAAAGCAGGAAAGATAACTCGTCAACTGGATGGTGTTCCTTTCACCATGCAGGCATGGGAGGCCTACCTAGAGTACATCTCACTAAACTGCCGATGGATGCTGGGGAAAAGGCCAGATGTAAAAACAGGGAAGACATGGCGCTGTAAAAACATTGATTACATGCTGAATGACGATGTTTATCTAAAAGTTAGAGAGGGTAATTCTGATGACGCTTGATTACGTAGTGCCGCCGCATAGCCTTGATGCTGAACAATCAGTTCTTGGTGGCCTGATGCTTGACGATGGTAGTGAGCGCTGCCAGACCGTTTTTGCAACGCTTAAGCCTGATGCTTTTTACAACCGAACCCACCGAGTTATCTACGAAGAACTGCGTAACCTTTCTAGAAGCCAAAAGCCCATTGACCTGATCACAGTGTCAGATTCGTTAGAGGCGAAGGGTGATCTTGAGGCAGTTGGCGGGTTTGCATACTTGGCTGAACTATCCAAAAACACTCCGAGCGCAGCAAATATTGTGAACTACGCCGCAATCGTCAGGGATCGCGCCATGCGTCGCTATGGGATTGAAAAGGCCAACAAGATAACCGAATTGTTTTATGCCAACGATGGGATGACTGCTGAAGAGAAATACGAAGCTGCACAATCTCTCTTTGCTCAGATGACAGATCACGCTAAGACCGGAAACCGGAGAGGATTGAGGTCATTTGGTGAGGTAATGGACGACTGGCTAGTCGATTTGGACAAGCGCTTTTCAGATAGTGGCGAATCTCGAGGTTTATCCAGCGGCATCCCTTCACTCGACAGAATGCTGTCACCTAAGGGGTTGGTTAAAGGATCTTTATTTGTTGTTGGCGCTCGACCAAAGATGGGTAAAACCACGCTGTATTCTCAAATGGCAATAAACTGCGCAGTTCGGGAAGGTAAGCCAGCGCTGATGTTTAGTCTTGAAATGCCTGATGACCAGATCTTGGAAAAGATTGTGGGGCAAAAATCAGGAGTTAATCCAAATATCTTCTATCACAACGTCAATGATAACGAACCGTATGACGGAGATTATGACGGCGATTTTGATAAGGCGCTCAAGACAGCCGTGCGCTTACGTGAGCTTGACCTGCTACACATCGACGACACTCCGGGCTTATCTTTGGCTCACATTGTCGCGGAGAGTCGCAAGATAAAACGCCAGAAAGGGTGCGTAGGCATGATCCTTGTCGACTATCTAACGCTCATGACTGCCGAGAAAGCCGACCGTAACGATTTGGCATACGGGATTATCACCAAAGGGTTAAAGAATCTCGCCAAAGAGCTGGGGTGTGTTGTGGTGTTGCTTACACAGCTTAACCGGTCACTGGAAACGAGAGTCAATAAGCGACCACTGCCAAGCGATAGCCGAGATACGGGGCAAATTGAGCAGGATTGTGATTACTGGGTTGGCATACATCGAGAGGGCGCCTTCGATGAAAATGCAAATCAGGAAGATACGGAACTAATCCTCAGACTTAATCGCCACGGGAAAACGGGCACTGTCTACTGCCGCCAGACTAATGGAGCTATTTATGATCTTGACCAAGAGGCCGCACGGAAGGATAGAGAAGAGCGTGACAAGCGCAACCAGCCTACACAAAAGAAAGGTGGATTCTGATGACAAGTCATGAAGGTTGGATCAAGTGCTCAAGGATAGCAACGATGAAAGTATTAGCTGAAGATATCGATGTTTTGCAGTTAGTAACAATGCCTAATGGAGAGATATTCATAGTGAGAACCGTCTGCAAAATTGATGGTGATATTACGATACTTGGTACTGATGGGATTGAACGAAATTACAGTTGTGGTGATGTTCTGGAGGTTGCTGATGACAAGTCGTGAAGGTTGGATCAAGTGCTCAGAGAGAATGCCTGATGATGGCGTTTATGCACTGGTTGCCACTGTGCGTAGGGCTTGGGTCGAGACTCACTTTGTTGAAGAGTGCCATATAAATAATTGCAAGATGTGGTTTTCTTCAAATGCTGAAGCAGACCCGCGCCCATTGAATACGTTTACCCACTGGCAGCCACTACCAGAGCCGCCACAGGAGAGCAATGATGACAAGTCGTGAAAAGTTTGAAGTGTGGTTACGCGCCCAGCCTCATGTTTTAAATGTAGGTGTTGAGTCAGACGGAACCTATACCTTGCACGAAGATAGAGTGGCATGGGAGGCATGGCAAGCAAGCCGCGAGGCGGTGGAGGTAGAACTACCTGAGCCACATGCGCACCTCATCTGGGTACAGGCAGGTAATGCCCCTGATGATTACTGGGATGATGTGAAGATTTCCCGCAGTGAACAAGATAAGTGCTGCGATGGTTCAGAACGATATCCAGTATACGCACGTCATGAAGTGGTCAGCATGCTTGATTACGCTGGCATCAAGGTTAAGGGGGAGTGATGGATAATTTGGCAATGAAAGTCTTGAAATGGATGGGGAAAGGTAACGTGGGTATTAGCTCTGCGACTATGGCAGCAATCGCCTGTAGTCTGGATAGACCAATTTATGGGAGCCACTTTGGCAAACCGCATGATCCGTCCGACCTGCGCCGATGCATGTTACTAGTGGATGAGATTCCAGAGATACGCGACCATTTCCCAATCATAGCGGAAAAATGTCCAGCGCTCTCTCCGGTACTGGAAAAGTGGGATGAGTTGATTGCATGCCTCAGATCTGAAATAGCATCCGGCACCGGCAGGGCACCGAAAACTTACGCCATGATGGAAGAAATACAGGGGGACTAGACGATGACCAAAAAGGTTTTCTATCTGAGAACCGAGCAAATCAGAAGTCACGCCATCGAACAAATCAGAAATCTCCCGCTAGACCAATCCAAGCCATACGAAATCGAACTATCCCCACCAAAGCGCACACTTTCTCAAAATCGGAAAATGTGGCCACTCTTGCATGACCTAGCTCAGCAGGTTGTTTGGTATGGACAGAAGTACGACGAAGATGATTGGAAAGACCTCATTACCGCACTGGTAGCCAAGACCAAAAAAGAAGAGCAGCGAACCGCACCGGGTATCGGCGGCGGTGTTGTCATGTTTGGCCAGCGCACAAGCAAGATGAGAGTAAGCGAGATGATTGATGTTATCGAGGCTATCTACTGGTTCGGCTCTGAGCAGGGCGTGAAGTTTAGTGAAGAGTCATCGGCGGTAATGCGCTGGGCTCAACAACACAGCAGGAGTTCAGCAGCATGAAAGCAATAAGCATCAGGCAGCCGTGGGCTTGGCTAATAGTCAATGGCTACAAAGATATTGAGAACCGCAGTTGGCGCACTAAATACCGTGGCCCTGTACTGATTCACGCCTCACAGGGAGTTAAGTCCATCGAGTACGTCAGAGCGTGCAATCTCATTCACCAAAAACTCCGTGGGCATGGGATACCGCTTCCACCAATCGATCAACTACAGACCGGTGGCATTGTTGGTATTGCGACCATTACCGACTGCGTAGAAGAAAGCGATTCTCCATGGTTCTTTGGTGAGAAAGGCTTTGTACTGGCCGATGCCAAAACGCTGCCGTTCATACCGATGAAAGGTAAGTTGAGCTTCTTTGATACTGGAATCGAGCCGCTGCTTGTATCTAGTTCCGACCCCGAACCACCGGAGGCCGCATGAAACGACAGCGAAGTCCGACACAAATAGCGATAGACAATTTAATCTTCAACAAATCCACTCCCCGCAGTAAACCCAAACCCAATATCAACAGTAACTTTCAACTACAGCGCCCATCTACACGATGTACGTTGGCTGAGAGTGCGAGCGAGGAATAGACATGACTGATTACAGCAAAATGAGCGACTTTGATGTGACCTGCATGGTAGCGAAATTTATTCATCCAGATGCAGAATTATTGGACGTGAATCGCGGGAAAACAGAATCCAGCATCACCCTAAAATTTGGGCCGCATGGGTATATGGGGTTCGACCCCTGCAACAACCCATCAGACGCATGGCCTATTATCCTGAATAATCGCATCAGTATGGTTTGGGATTGTGCTGAAGATTCTAGCTCTGAATGGTGGAACGCCGTTGCTCAGTTCGATGAGTGCAGTATTCAGTATCAGTTAAACCCACTCCGCGCCGCCATGATCGTCTACCTGATGATGAAGGAGAGTGAGAATGGCTAGGAGCAGAAGCAAGTATAAACACAAGCATAAGTACCCCAAGAAAGAGCAGGTGGCATACGTATCAACACCGATGATAAATCCCGCAACAGTAAAGACCATCATTTTCGCCATTGTGCTTTTCATCTGCTTTATCGCCGCGGTAACGCCGGAGGTGCCAATTGCTCAAGGCTAAAAAGCCGAAGCCAAAGAAATGCCCGATATGCAAAACCAAATTCACTCCAGATAGACCCCTTCAAATAGTTTGCTCACCGCTCTGCGCTAACAAATACCAAAAACAACAGAAAGAGAATCAGCAAAAACAGGCTGAGGATGAATCTCGTCGTAATTGGAGAAAGCGCAAAGCAGATGCAAAGCCGTTGTCTCACTGGAAAAACATGACTCAGCGAGTATTCAACGACTATATCAGGGCTAGGGATAGAGGGAATGGGTGCATTAGCTGTGGAATTAAGAACGCAGTCAGTTTCCACGCTGGGCATTTCAGGACAACGAAAGCGGCATCCCAACTCAGATTTAACGAAGACAACGTACACCTTCAATGTTCTGCCTGTAACGTCCACAAATCCGGTGACATAGGTCCATACAGACTCAACCTGATAAAGAAAATCGGGCTTGAGCGAGTTGTGGCGCTCGAAAGTAACAACGAGACACACCGATACACCAGAGAAGAACTGGACGGCATCAGGGCGCTATACAGAAAGAAATTGAGGGGTATCGAAAAGCAACATTTGGAGGCTGCATGAATGCCGAAATCCGAACCATACCCGACATGCTAGTCGATACATACGGCAATCAGAGTGAGCTAGCACGACGCCTACACATCAATAGAGAAACCATATCCAAATATATCAACGACAAACAGGCCAAGCACCACGCCATAGTAAACGGTGTATTCATGACAGCTCGCGGGGATTGTGGGAAAAACAGGTGGGGTAAGCGATGAGACAAGATAGATATGACATTGAGCAGCTATCTAAGTTGGCATTCATACGTCGTGAAACGGATATGCGGCGCTTGTTTGGAAATGGATGGAAAACTATCAACGACTCCCAGCGGAAGTGGATACGCTACATGCTAAGAGTTTGGGGTGATCATATGCGAGGCGATGAGTCTCCACGCGGAGAGGTCAATGTAATAGGTCGCTTAATGATGCGATGCGAATGGAGTGAACAGAAAAGCAAGCAGATAGAAAGCACTGTCACGGAGCTTTTTGCCCAAGGATATCGAGATGAAGAACTACACCGCAGAGCCAGAGATATCATCATTCCAAAATCAGCAGCAGGCAACATCATCGCTCTCGCCAAAGAATCAGATGATGCCGCCTTTATGGAGCGACTGATAACGAAGGTGTTAGGAAGAGATAACCCGATTCGTTCTATGGCTAGATTAAAATACTGTAGGCGCAAAAGCTCGCAAGACCTGATTCGATCGCTTTCTGCATTGACAGGGATATCAGCAAAAGAGTCTCGCAATAGAATAGAATGGGCTGAAAATATTCTTGATGGGGAACTCTATTACTCATCTAAAAGAGAAATGGAGAAAGAAATTCTACATCAAGCAGCTTAATAGCACGAATAACTAAAGCAAAAGGGCAAGCATTAGTATAAATTTGATGTATGCTCGGGAGCAAAAGCGAAAGAGCGCAGTAACAAAGAAAAGGCTGGCTTAATCGCTGGCCTTTTTAGTTTTCAGCACATCACTCAGCGAAGAAGGTTAAACCGGAGCGTTTGGTGTGCTGCACAACTGCATGAGTATTGATTCGATAACCTCCAAGGTTCAACGATGTGGTGCTTGGCAGTGCTCATGACAGTTGTGGATATACCGAAACACAGGAGCAAGATATGGTGTGATGCCGAAAGGCTTGGACAGACCTGCATCCACAGCAACACATTTTCAAGCCTCGCCATCGTGCGGGGCTTTCTTGCATTTAGCGTCATCCAAAACCAACCAACCGCACTCACACATCCTCTAGATTGGCATGGATACGGGACGCTATTCCCTACACAAACACACAGCACCAGCCCTACGGGGAGGTGAGAGACTATGCGAATGGACGACCGTTACTCAAACGCCTCGTACAGTAGCGCAGGTCTAGCAGCGTTCTTTGCCAGTCTGTCATTGCAGGATTGGGGCTTCATTATCGGTGTTGCCTTCAGTATCGCGCTTGGCATCCTGACATATCGTCTTAATCGGCGAGAGCAGATGAGGCGCACGCAGATACTGCAAGACATACTGACGAAGACCAATACAAACAATCCATCGGCAACAGCACAAGTGCTAGCTGATTTAGGTCAGAAAGCGCCGAAGGAGATCTGATATGAACTCATCACTTCGTGCGCGAATATCCGCGGCTATCGGTGGCGGGGCCATTGCAATCGCAACGGTAATGCTAAGCGGTAACGGTGGATTAGAGGGGCGAGAGTACGTTCCCTACAAAGATGTGGTCGGAATCATCACGGTTTGCGATGGGCATACAGAGAAAGACATTATCCTCAACAAGCGATATTCAGATGCGGAGTGTGATGCGCTGACTAAGGCTGACTTAGAGCGGATCGCAAAGCAGGTCAATCCGAGCATCAAAGTTAAGACCACAGAAACGCAGCTCGCCGCAATCTACTCGTTCTCATATAACGTTGGTGCCAACGCCTTCATCAATTCCACCATGCTTAAAAAGCTCAATGCCGGTGACTATTCCGGAGCATGTGATGAGCTAAAGCGCTGGGTATATGCCGGTGGCAAGAAGTGGAAAGGGCTGATGAATCGCCGTGACGTTGAATATGAGGTTTGCACTTGGAGCCAGAGATGAGCAAGTTAACCACCGCGTTACTTTCCGTCATCATCGCTCTACTAGTTGGCATGTGGTACACGACAAGCCAGATGCAGTCGCTAAACACCCAGCTTAAAGAAATCACTCAGGTAGCCAACCAGCAGAAAGCAGACCTCGAAAACATCCAGCGGCAACGAGTACAGGCCGCCGCACTGGATATCAAAGTCACTCAGGAATTAGCAAATGCAAAAAGTGAAATTGAGCGTCTGCGCACTGACCTTGGTAACGGCACTAAGCGGCTGCGCATCGCGGCCAGTTGTCCAAAGTTGCCCGAAGCCACCTCCGCCACCGGCGAACCTGATGCAACCAGCCCCAGATATGATGCAGAGTTTGAACGCAATTATCTCAGTCTCGTCGAACGGATCAGACAATCTGAAACAATGATTAACGGGTTACAGAGTTATATCCGCACACAGTGCCAATAGGAGTGATTCATGGCCGTATTCGATAGTAAGAATATTTATCGGCAATATGCAGAGATTATGAAAAGCATTGCCGAGAAAAGCATTGTTGAAAGTGAGCAGATTAAAAAGGCCATTAGAGAAAACCGGCCTCTCCCTCAATAAAAGCAAATCCCAATAGAGCCTCACTTCGGTGGGGCTTTTTTATATCTGCATTTCACCGCGCTTTCTCCGCGCATTAAAAAACCAAGAGCCTTTCGGGGTAGAGCTTGAGATAGGGCAGTGGTTATCGCTGACCGCTCTTGGGCTGCCTACATCTGGAGAACAGGCTCTATCACCAAAAGGTAATAGCGATATGAACAATTTACAGGTCATCCCTGATTTTGATTTTCGTCAGCTAGTGTCGGCGGCAGAAAGCGAGCCGGTGACCGATACATTCCAGATCGCCAAGGCATTTGGCAAAAGACATCAACATGTTATTCGTGCACTGGAAAACCTTCACTGCTCGGCTGATTTCACGAAGGCCCACTTTTGGGTTGTCGAGAAAATCAATGAGTTAGGGATATTTGATAAGAAGCAAAAGTATTACCGCATGGACTTCAGCGGCTTTGTCATGCTGGTCATGGGTTTCAATGGGGCAAAGGCTGATGCAGTTAAAGAGGCCTACATTAACGCCTTCAACTGGATGACCAGCGAGCTTAGAAAATACAGCGAAAGCTATGAGGCAGAACGCAACGCCGTAATGCTCGAATATATGAAAGAGAAAGATGTAGCCAGTATGTCTGGGCGATTGCTGAACCGCTGGGGACGAGTAAAGAAACCAGCTCTATTAGCCAAGATTGAACGAATCGAGCAGAAGAGCCAAATCACCATACCCGGATTACCGGATAAAGCAGCCTGATAAGGATCATCCAATGAAAACAAAAATCATCAGCAACCTAGCAGACATTATGTTTCTGTGCTGCTTGGCATATGGCATCTATCAACCAGAAAGCGGGTTCACGAATATAGCGATGGCATACGCTTGGGTCGTCATTCTGCTTGGGGTGGCTATATCCTTTGCTGCGTTTATATTTTCAGCGATTATTGAAACATTGAGCACAGAAAAGAAAAAAACGGTAATTGATCAGCTAAAAAAAGCATTTGAAGGGAATAAGCGTTCTTTTTTTGGTAAGGCATTTCGGTTTGCCAGAATCATTCTAGTTATTGCTGCTATTTCTTATGTCGGATGGGTATTTACCGCAGTGGCTTACTCCCTCGCCGTTTTGGCCTTACTAATTGCCAAAGGCTTATTAAAATCCTCAGTAGAAAATTACGAAAAGAGCGCCGCATAGCCACTACAAAGCGTCTCAAGTAGGCGCTTGATAGTGTCACTGCTAAAGGGGTGATCCGATCTTGCTGACGGGTAAGCCGTAAGTCAGTTAGCACATCCGAGAGGCTGTGCGAGTCTGGCTAACCAAATCAAATTGCGTAGGGTTGTCGCAGCATCTCTGTATTAGCCATAACCGGTGCATCTCCTAGCTGCGAGCGTACAGAGACATCAATAACGACCAATGCCGAGCGCCCACCAAGCGACTCTCATGGCGGTAACATGAACCGTGGCAGAAGAATCATGGAGCAATACAGTGTGTTTTCACTGAGAGCACACGATATTGCAGCATAAGTTCACATGGCGCCCAAGGGCGGATACTCACAAATCAGAGGAATGTTCGCTTATGGCTGATAAGTACAACGTCAAAGCAACAAAGAAAGACGGAACAACATACGAAGGCGTCATGACTTCCAAAGAGCCAAGACTGGTTAACGGTCTATTTGCTATTGCAGAACATGACGGCTCATGGACATACATTCAGCCGGATGAGTTGAGTGAAATCACATTCAAGCCGGTAGTGGAAGAAACTCAGGAGTAATCATGGCAGGTCTGACAATTAAGCAAGAGGCTTTCTGTCAGGCATACATAGAAACTGGTAATGCCTCGGAGGCTTACCGTAAAGCGTATGCCGCCGAGAACATGAAGCCAGAAACGGTGAATCGTAAAGCAAAAGAGCTATATGACATCGGCAAGATTACGGCAAGGATTAAGGAATTGCAGGGAGAGATCAAGCAGCGACATGACGTTACAGTTGATTCTCTTCTGGCTGAGCTTGAAGAGGCAAGGCAAGCGGCGCTGGGTGCCGAAACACCTCAGTCATCTGCTGCTGTTGCTGCCACTATGGGGAAAGCCAAATTAACTGGACTAGATAAGCAGGTTATCGAGTTGACAGGTCAGGGTGGCGGACCGGTAAGAGTTGTCACTATGTCACCTGAAGAGATAAAGCGGGTGATGGAGAATGACGACTGCTGATGATTTGATCCGAGCGAGAATGTGCGAGGCTGACGGCCTTTACTTCAGTAGATACTTTTTCAAACAGCGCACAGGCGGCAAGATGATTGTCGCACCACACCACAAAGTGATTCAGGAAACGCTAGACAGGGTTATAGACGGAGAGATTAAGCGCCTCATCATCAACGTTCCTCCCGGTTACACTAAAACAGAATTGGCAACCATCAACATGATGGGGCGCGGATTAGCTTTAAACAACCGCGCTCGATTCATGCATCTCTCATACTCACACAATCTGGCACTACTCAACTCATCAACAACACGAAATATGATTAAGTCACAGGCATATCAAGCCATGTGGCCAATGTCGTTGCGTGATGATGCGGACAGTAAAGCGATGTGGTGGACTGAGCACGGTGGAGGAGTTTATGCATCGTCAGCTGCTGGTCAGGTTACTGGCTTTCGAGCCGGGCATATGGAAGATGGCTGGCAGGGAGCGTTAATCATAGATGACCCTGTTAAACCTGATGATGCATACAGTGAAGTCGTCCGCGATGGTGTAAACAGTCGGTTCAACGAAACAATAAAATCGCGACTGGCCGTAGAAACGACGCCAATGATTGTCATTATGCAGCGCATCCACTATCACGATTTAAGTGGTTACTTGTTGCGAGGCGGATCTGGTGAGATGTGGCACCACCTCAACCTACCAGTGATCATCGACAACTCTCAGCCATACCCTGAAGAAAATACCCATGGAATCCCAATTCAGCACGGATTACCTGATGGGTGGCTCTGGCCATTCAAACACAACGAATCTCATCGAGTATCCCTAGAGTCCCATCGACGAACATTCGAAGCGCAGTATATGCAAAACCCTCGCAGATTTAACTCTGAGGGAGCGCTCTGGAATGAAGGGATGATTAGCGCAGCCCATACGCTGAATATTCATCGGGAGCTTTCGCGGACTGTTGTGGCCATTGACCCGCAAGCAACAAATAGCGATGAGAGTGATGAAACGGGGATTGCCGTAGCAAGCTCTTACGGTGGTGGCGATGAGCGTCAGTATTCAGTAGATGCTGACTACAGCGGAAAGTACTCACCGAATGGGTGGGCTACAAAGGCCATGGAGGCCTACAAAACTCATGATGCAGACGCCATTGTTATCGAGACAAACCAAGGTGGAGATATGGCTGAGGACACACTTAAAAATGCCGGATTTAAAGGCAGGATAATTCGTGTCCATGCTAGCAAGGGAAAATACGCCAGAGCAGAGCCAATATCGGCGCTTTATGCACAAGGCAGAGTAGCCCACCGTGGCGGCCTGTATGTCATGGAAAACCAAATGATGGAGTATGTGCCATCGACAGCCAAAAAATCCCCTGACCGTTTGGATGCTTTAGTTTGGGCACTAACCGAACTTAGCGAGCCAGTTGTTGCTGGGATGATGATCCCGAGCCGTCTTCGTCGCAGATAGCCACCTCTCATTTTTAATTCGGACACAGCATGAACGAAAAACTAAAGCTAGCCGTCAACCATGCGTTGAACGAGGCAAGGAACGCGCGTGCCCGTATGGGGATGCTAAATCCAACGATGGGACTTGATGCAAAGCGAAGCTCGGCGTGGTGTGAGTATGGCTTCAAAGAGGACTTAACCTTTGATGACCTCTACAAGCTCTACCGTCGCGGTGGTATTGCTTTTGGTGCCGTTAACAAAATCATATCCCATTGCTGGAAGTCTAATCCGCAAATCATCGAAGGCGATAAATTCGATAAAGCGAAGAAAGCTACGACGTGGGAAGGGAAGATTAAACCGGTATTCACTAACAGACTCTGGAATAGCTTTGCTGAGGCTGATAAGCGTCGATTGGTTGGCCGATGGTCTGGGATATTGCTTCACATCCGTGATAACAAGGCTTGGAATCAGCCTGTAGTTAAAGGTAAGGGGCTAAAAAAGGTCACTCCTGTATGGGCTGGTGCTTTAAAGCCTTACTCGCTGGATACTGATATCAACTCAATCACATACGGCCTACCCACTATGTGGGAATACACCGAACATCTATCAAATGGTGGGAGTCGTAGAGTCCAGATTCACCCTGATCGCGTGTTTATTCTTGGCGACTATTCCGACGATGCCATTGGATTCTTAGAGCCTTCATACAACGCTTTTGTCAGTCTTGAGAAGGTTGAGGGAGGCTCCGGCGAGTCATTCCTAAAGAATGCGGCAAGACAGCTGAATATTAACTTCGATAAGGAAATCAACTTCAACAGCCTTGCATCAATGTATGGCGTCAGTGTTGAAGAATTGCAGGATACGTTCAACGAGGTTGCTGTAGAGATAAACCGCGGTAACGATACAACGCTCACAACACAGGGAGCGGTAGTAACGCCGCTGGAGACCTCAGTAGCTGACCCATCACCAACCTATGACGTAAACCTCCAGACGGCAGCGGCAGGTGTTGATATCCCTGCCAAGGTTCTTGTCGGTATGCAAACTGGTGAGCGAGCAAGCACTGAAGACCAGAAGTATATGAATGCTCGCTGCCAGTCACGCAGAGAGCGGGAACTTTCATACGACATTGAAGACTTCACTGACAAACTAATCGAACTACAAATTATCGATCCGGTGTCAGAGAAAACCGTCATCTGGGACGACCTAAACGAACAGTCATCATCTGACAAGCTTGATAGCGCGACCAAAATGAGCGAAATCAACCAAAAGGCGGTATCCACTGGAGAGCCTGTTTTCTCTCGAGACGAGATTAGAGAGGCCGCTGGGTATGAATCAGATGAAAATGACCCACTAGGTGAGGAAATCGACGATGGTGAAGAAAGCAAAGTCGGCGATCCTACCCAGTAATAAACAGGACCCGACCGGAGTTGATAGGCTAGAACGTGGAGCCATGCGAGATTTTTCAAAGCGCATGAAGCTAATCACCAAAGGCTATATACAGATACTGAACCGAATCCCCGCATCACCCGCAGTTAACCAACGATACGCATTCCAACTAGACCAAGGCCTCCTATCCATGCTTCTGCAGAATGGAGAGAGGATGGTGGATGAAATATTGCTTCAGGGTGGAGAGCTAAACCTGTGGTTCTTCGATCAGTATGTCGAGGTGGCATATCAGCGCGGTACCGCTCAAGAGTTTGCAAACCTATCCCAGCAATCACCGGCCTATGCCGCAGGGCAAAATAGCGTTCAAAGCATTCTGATGAGTGAGCCATACCAACTACGGCTTGTATTGGTTCGGGCTCGCGAATTTGAAGAGATGAAGAACCTAAGCGCTCAAGTTAAAGCTGACATGGCACGGATACTAACTGATGGCATCGGGCGCGGCCTTAATCCGAAAGAGGTTGCACGAAACCTAACAGCTCAAACCGGCATTGAGTCCCGTAGAGCCAATCGCATTGCCAGAACAGAAATCACTACGGCTTTAAGAAGAGCCCGTATGGATGAGGATGATGACGCCAAGGCCAATTACGGCATCCAAACAATGCAGCTTCATATCTCAGCGCTGAGCCCCACAACTCGCAGCACTCACGCAGCTAGACATGGAAAACTCTACACAACGGATGAGCAGCGAGACTGGTGGTCTAGAGATGCAAACTCAATTAACTGCAAATGCTCCACTGTAGCCGTGCTGGTAGACGACAAAGGCGAGCCCTTATCAAACACCGTAATCGAACGAACGAGGAAGGAATACACCTCAATGAAGGAAAGAGGATTAACCGATGACAATGCAGGTTAACGTCACAACTAAGGTCAACAGTCAGTCTATCAGGCGTGAGAATTACAACGGTCGCGATCACCTGATCCTCCCCAGTTATACGCTGCCAGCAAACGTGGTTATGAATGGCGGACTATATCCAGAAAGCGAAATTGATGCTCACTACACCGGCCTTGAAGGGACGCTGGCACCACTAGGCCACCCAATGGTTAATGGGCAGTTTGTATCAGCATTCTCTCCTGAAGGGCTAAACATTGGATACGTAGGAGCTTGGAACCGTAATGTTAAGAAGTCCGGCAACCGTATTTACTTAGAAAAGTGGGTAGATATCGGTAAGGCCGAGGAGTCAGAGGGTGGGCGAGAGCTTTTAGAGCGCGTAGCTGCGATTGAACGCGGAGAAGATGTTCCACCCATCCACACAAGTGTTGCTGTATTCCTCGATCAGGTTGAAGCAAGCGAAGAACAAAAAGCGCTAGGCGCTGATTGGGTCGCCAAGATTAAAGCCATGGATCATGACGCAATCTTACTCCATGAAGTTGGTGCCGCAACGCCTGAACAGGGCGTCGGGCTAATGGTTAACGCTGACCTAGCGACGCCAATCAAAGCTAACTCTGGTGCATTGGTTGGCGAGTCATATCGCGAACGAGAAAACCGGCTAGACCGTGCGGTAAGAGACAAATTTGCATCTGGACCAGATGAATATGCGTGGGTTGCTGACTTCACTGACTCGCAAGTTGTGGTCGTCAGAAACGGCGGTAAGGCCGAGGTCTTCGGCTATAAAAGCGATGGTGGAAAAATCACCTTTGATGAAACCGGCTCACCGGTAGTACGGCAAGAGTCTTGGGTGGCTGTTGCTGTTAATAAATTCAAATCATTCCTCAACCAGCAGGATAAACCTGCAACAAATACAAACCAAACGGAGGGCGACATGCCTTTAACCAAAGAAGAACTAGAGACAATCGGCAACATGATTGGTGAGGCAGTGGCGACAAATACCGAAAAGGCTATCAAGCCTCTTGCGGAAAAGGTTGATGCCCTGCAAGCCAATCAAAAAGAGCTATCAGACTCTCTCACCGCAAACGCTCGAGCAGAAGAGACTACCAAGCGAGCAGCAGTGGCTAAAGTCCATGGCGATATCGTAGCAAACGCACTGTCTGGTGAAGCGTTGGACAGCATGTTTAAAAACTTGGGTGATGCGGCACCGCTGGCCGGAAACTCAGCAAACAACCCAGCAGAAACCGGCGCACCCGCTGCCGATCAATACTTCAAGTAAGAGGGGATTCAAATGGCTTCTCGCTATCGCCGTGTAAACATTGACGGCAAGTCTCTGTACAAAACCGAGACACGAACCACTGCCGCGGCATTATTGCCAGGTACTGCAGCAATCATCAATAGCTCTGGTAAGTTTGCTCAGGCAACAGCTTTAACCGGTCGACTCTACATTATCGACTGCGCCTATCACCAAGGTTTAGGCATTCTTGACGCTGTCCCATCAGGTGACTCTGCTGTAGGTAACTACGTAGAAGAAGGTCGTGAGCTTGCTCTCCTGTGTGTTGCTGGAGCCTACAAAAAAGACTCACCGATCAAGCTTGGCTCTAATGGTCAATTTACTCTGGCAACCGCTGACACTGATTCAGTGATCGGCTACAGCCAAGATGAAGCGACTATTGCTGCAAGCTCTACTGATTTCATTCGTGTTCGTATGCGCGTTGGCACTGTTGCAGCGTCTGGCGCTGGCGCATAAGGAAGGATAAAACATGTATTTCTCTAAAGAGACATTGGCAGCAAACAGCCGCCTCGGCGGTCATTGGAATGAGTTGTGGGCTAACCGAAACATCTGGAACGCTCAAAACAAATCAATGATCGCAGCAAACCGTCAACTCCTAACGCCAGATATGCTAGCGGCTAATGCGCTTGGTGGCCTGACCCGTGATTTTTGGGCTGAGATTGATAATCAGATTATCCAATTACGCGATCAAGAAATTGGTATGGAGATTGTTAACGACCTGATGTCGGTTCAAACAATTTTGCCAGTTGGCAAAACTGCCAAACTTTATAATGTTGTTGGTGATATTGCTGATGATGTATCTATCAGTATTGATGGACAGGCTCCATTTTCGTTCGACCACACTGAATATGCTACAGGCGGCGACCCTGTCCCTGTATTTACAGCAGGATATGGCGTTAACTGGAGACATGCCGCGGGCATGAACACAGTTGGTGTTGATCTGGTTCTTGACTCGCAAATGGCGAAGATGCGTAAGTTCAACCAAAAGCGAGTGAACTACTATCTGAACGGCGACGCAAATATTCAGGTTCAAAGCTATCCAGCACAAGGGCTGAAAAACCATCGTAATACCAAGAAGATTAATCTTGGCTCAGGTTCTGGTGGTGCAAACATCGATTTGACCACTGCTACCTCCGCTCAAATCATGGAATTCTTCGGTAAAGGTGCTTTTGGCCAGACTGCTCGAAATAATAAAGTGGCGGCATACGACGTGATGTGGGTTAGCCCTGAGATTTGGGCTAACCTTGCTCAGCCTTATTTTGTGAATGGCGTAGTTAGCGGAAACGTGCTTCAGGCAGTACTTCCGTTCGCTCCTGTTCGTGAAATTCGACAGACTTTTGCTCTCAAAGGTAACGAGTTCATCGCGTATCAGCGTCGTCAGGATGTGATTTCTCCATTGGTTGGCATGGCTGTTGGTGTTGTTCCTCTCCCTCGCCCATTGCCAAACGTCAACTACAACTTCCAGATTATGTCCGCAGAAGGTTTGCAAATCACGACCGATGGCGACGGCCTGTCTGGGGTAGTCTACGGAGCCGTTCTGGCGTAAGGGGTAATCATGGCTAAGTACGAAGTAGTTCGCCCTTGGTTTGGCGTGAATGTTGGTGACGTAGTCGAGCTGGATAAATTACACCCAGCATTGAAGTCAAATGTCCGACTTATGCGCGGTGAAGCTGGCGGGGAATTAACCCCAGCAACGCCTGAGGCAACATCAGGCAAGGGCAAAAAGGCCAAAGAAGACTAAACGCCGCGAAAGCGGTTTTTTTATGCCCTGCATCTGCGGGGCTTTTTCATTCTGGAGCCAACATGGTAACCATCGAACAAGCCAAAGAGTATTTGGATTCGGTCGGGATTACGCTTCCAGACTTCATCCTGCAAGCGCTTGTTGATCAAGCTAACAGCATTCAAGACTGCTTAGACTCCCACTATCCAGCATCTACGGCTCTGCTAATTCAGTTGTATTTGATTGGACTGATGGGGCTTGCTCAGGGGGATAAATATATTAGTTCCCAGACAGCACCAAGCGGTGCATCTCGTTCTTTCAGATATCAGTCATTCGCTGACCGCTGGAAAGGCTCGCTATCGCTTCTCACTGGGCTTGATAAGTTTGGTTGCACCAACGGTGTTCTTCCTCCTGATCCAACCGTATCAGCTTATGCTGGCATCTGGATTGGCAAGGGTGGATGTATGTGCGGGAGTTAGTCATGACATGGTTCTCTGTAGAAGAACGCAGTCCTAAACCATTCTCTCGCGTATGGGTTCGCACCGATAACGGACGTGAAACCACCGGCTATGTGAACAGCTCAGGTGAGTGGGTGATTAACTGCAAGCGCATTCGTGATAGCGGAGCGAAGGTCGAGAGGTGGCGAGAATGAGCAGCGTTGCAAATTGGAGCTATACGGCGGAGGCCACAATCTGGCGTAGCATCGGAACTGATGAGTGGAATAAGCCATCATTCGCCGCACCTTTCACTATTGCATGCGACTATGGCGGCGACTCTAAGCGCGGTAACGCCGATGTTGGCCGTGAGTTCGTGGTGAAGGATACCGTCTGGACTGAGTACTCAGAAGCTAAAGAGGGTGACTACCTGCTTATCGGAGTTTCTACCGAGGCCAACCCTATCGACGCCGGCGCAGATGAGATTAAGCATATCATTCGCTATGCGGACACATTTGATCGCGTTGCTGATGATTATGCATTGATAACCGGAGTCTGATATGGGCGTTAAGGTGAAGGGGCTGAAACAGGCTAAGGCTAACTTTGACCATTTGATTGATGACGTGGTCGGAAAGAAAGCCGTAAGGGCCACATATCGGATCCTGTTTATCATAGGGACTCAGGCATCTATCTATACTCCGATCGACACGTCGACCCTCCTAAACTCACAGTTCAGAGAAGTGAAAGCAGGAAATAAAATCATCACTGGTCGAGTTGGTTATTCTGCTAACTACGCGGTGTATGTTCACGACCCGAACGTGAAGCAGAACTTCAGGCGCTCTACCGCTAAAAAAGAATTTCTTAAACTTGGTGCTGATGATTCCAAGGGGCAAATCGATAGGGCAGTTGCTGAGGAGATGAGCCTATGAGTACGCCAGTATTCATTAAGTTTCGTGAGTGGCTAGAGGGAGTTGGGCTAGTTGACGGATACAAAGTTCAGATGGTGCAGTGGGTAGAGCAGAAGAGTGACACTGGAAACATGAGATACATTGTATTTCAGCCAAATGGCGGCACTCCACGTCTTAAAGACCTGAGTGCTGACGATAATGTTCAAGTTGTTCTCGTTAGTGCTAAGAATGACGCTCAGGCTGTAGTTCAGCATGCACAGGACATTCTAGATTATGTGACAGACAGCCCTGATGACTCCTGCCTAAATTCAGTCTTCAATCTCGGCGGGATGCCAACGCCAATACCTACGGAAGAGGGAAGAACGGTAATCAGGCTTCTATTCCGCTGCACTGCATAACAACATTCAAAACTAACAGGCTGCCTTATGGCGGCCTTTTTTATTTCCAACAAAAGAGGTAAGTCACCATGGCAGATTGCCAGAATGATTACGGGAAGTTAATTGGCCGCGTCGCTATTCTGCGTCTTGCCGAAGGCTGCCCTGATACAGTCCCAGAACAATCAGAGTTCGTGCGCATGGGCGCCCTGACCACCAAGTCAATCGACTATTCAATGAACACTGTTACTTCTGAGGCTGACGATACCAAGGGTCTTGTTGAGAACCTTGTCACTAACATGGATCTGACGATCAGCTTTGATGGTGAGTGGCGCAAGCGCGATAAGCCAACTGACTTTGGCCCAATCAAACTATCCAAAGAGCTATTGGCAGAAACCAAATCTGGCCGCCAACCGACTTACTGGGTTCAGTTTGATTTCACCGGTGAAGATGCTGTAGTTCTCCAAGGCTATATGGCTGCGACTTCATGGTCTGGCGAGTTCGGTGCCTCTGACATCGCAACGTACTCCGGTGAGTTCAAGGTGGCTGATGCTGACACTGTTGAATATCTGGAAGAGGAAGTTCCTGTTACGGGTGTAACCGTCACTCCCACTAGTGGAAGCGTTGCAGTTGGCGCAACGACCACCTTTACGGTTGATGTAGCTCCTGCTGGCGCTACCGATAAAACCTACACGGTAACTTCGTCTGCACCAACTAAAGCGACAGCAACGCTATCTGGCACCACGGTAACGGTAACAGGCGTGGCTGCTGGTACGGCAAACATTACTGTCACCACAACCGACGGCGCAAAGTCTGCGGTTTACGCGGCAACAGTAACTGCTTAGTAAGCACTACAGAGGGTATCGATGATGCCCTCGATACTGCTCACAAGGAATTCACATGACACCGATCACCGATATTGGCGAAATGCTTATTTCAGACCGTGAGAGAGACTATTTCTTTAGACCTTCTCTCGTTGCTATGGCAAGAATCGGATCCCCATCTGAAATAGTCGCTGCGCACGCAACCATGAATGGATTTGAGGTTTTTAGGCTAATTTCACAAGCCTCTGATGCATGGGGAAAAGTCCCTGAATGGCTGTTAAAAACAATAAAGACGCCCGTATATGGCCGCCCCGTCTTGGCTACAGCGATGAGAATAATGCAGGCGTGCTGTGACGATGATTTAACCTCGCTGATTGGGGAGTGGAGACCCGGTAAAAAAGGTGTCGTCTACCGCAAAGGGAAGATGGGGATCGGGGAGATAATCATCATTGCGCGTGAGCTAATCGAGCATGGTGTTATCGGTAAGGCCAAGCTTAGAAAGCTACAAAAGCATGAAAGCAAAGATGAGTATTCCTCAGAGTTTCGAGTGGTCGATTATATAAACGCGGCGCGGGCTCATTTCAACATGCCTAGAAGCGAAGCTGAACAGCTAACCATGACAGAGTTCCAGCTCATGCTTAAAGCTAAATACCCAGAAGAGAAAGGATTTACGAAGGAAGAGTATGACGCGGTGATCGACGCGGATGATAAACGAACGGCTGAATTGCTCTCTGGTCGCAGAAGGCTGGTCAAGTCTAAGAAGTTACCGGCTAAGGCCGCTTAATGTCACAACCTGCTCAGGCAGGTTTTTTTATGTCTGGAGATCGTAATGGCAAGCGAGCAGGAAGTCGGGAATATTATTTACACCGTCCAGATGGATGTTGCTGGGCTCATTGCCGCGCAGCAGAAAGTAAATGATCGTCTGGATAAGATGGATGGCCAGTTTGAGAAAACCGGTAAGGCGGCGGATAGCACAAGTAAGTCATTTGCATCGTTAACCAAAGTAGCTACTGCGTTGACTGCTGCGCTTTCGGTTCGTGAAATTGCAGCCTATGCAGATGCGTGGACAACGGTTAACAACAAGCTGGCCAACTCAGTCCGTGTTGGTGAGCAATTAACTTCTGTAACCCAGCGAGTATTCGATATTTCTCAAAATACCCGCGCCAGTTTAGATGCGACAGCCTCACTCTATGCAAGGCTTGAAAGGGCAACGCGTAGTTATGGCACAAGTGCAGAGGATTTAACCCGTCTAACCACAATCATAAACCAAGGCTTTGTTGTTTCCGGCGCCACAGCTGAAGAGGCAAGCAATGCCGTAATTCAGTTATCTCAAGGTTTAGCGGCTGGTGCATTGCGTGGTGAAGAGTTTAACTCTGTAACAGAACAGGGGAGCCGACTGGCAAACGCGTTAGCTGATTCACTGGGCGTGGATATTGGGCAGCTTCGCGCAATGGCAGCCCAAGGGCAGTTGACGACTGATGTTGTGGTTAATGGTCTTCTTTCACAGGGTGACGCGATCGGGCGCGAATTCTCTAATACTATTTCCACTATCGGTCAGTCTCTGACAATTGCTGGAAACAACTTAACCCAGTTTATAGGTAGTTCAACAACCGTCCGTGCTTCTGTTGCAATCTTCAATGATACGGTTGTTACTCTGAGTGAAAATCTTGACGCGGTATCCACTGTCGTGATCGCTGTTGCAGCTGTAATTGGCTCTCGCTATGTCGCGGCCCTGACTATGGCGGCTGCGAGCCAGTTGAAGGTGGCGGCCACTGCGTTTACCGCCTCAACATCACTTTCTGCATTTGGTGCGGCGACTGGTGTAGCTCGTAGTGCACTAGCTTTGGTTGGTGGCCCTGTTGGGGCGGCAACTCTTGCTGCATCAGCAATCTTTTATTTCTATCAGAAAGCTCAAGAGGCCAAGAAGGCGGCCATTGAGCTAGCTGACGGCGTTAATAAGCTGATCGGCGAGATGAAAGATATGTCGGCAACCGAGTTGTCTGCCACGATTGCCAAACTACGCAGCGCGATCCCTGAATTAAATAGCGTACTCGCAGATGCTCAAGCTGAATATGACAAGACGTCTGCACGGGTAGCTAATTTAACTAAAGAGGTTGATAACTGGGGACTAGGAACTAAACGCGGCCGTCAGGCAAACGAAGCCCTAACAGGTGCCATCGACGCTCAAAGCACTGCGGCAGCAGCACTTGAGAAAGCACAGCGCAATCTTAGCCAGACCCAGAATGCTGTAGGAATTGCACAAGCAAACCTAAACGGCAATATGGCGCAAGGCATAGACCTTTTAAAGAGAAACGGTGAAGAGGCTGGCGTAGCTGCTGGCATGATGAACCAGTTAGGTAAGGCGATAGGATTTGCAGCCGGACAAAAAGAAAAGTTCAACGCTACGTCTCTAACTGTTCAACGTGATCCAAAGCAACAGCAAGTTCTCGATGACCTCTATAGTCAAAATGAATTGCTGTCAGAAACTAATCTTAGGAAACGCGAACAGCTTAAGGTTGAACAGCAACTGAGAAAGTTAGGCGCCGATGATGAAACAATTCGCATCGCTCGGGAAAATGCTGGGGCTAACTTTGATTTGGCAGAGTCCCAAAAAGAGGTTGCCAAGGAGACTAAGGCTTCCGCAAAAGAGCAAACAGCAGCTGAGCGAGCTGAAGAGTCGCGCGCCAAAAAGCTGCAAGACTTATCTAATGAGATGGCTGTTGCAGCATTGAAGTCGAAGGGATTGAACAGGGAGGCTGCCCAGTTAGCAGCAGTTCAGGAACTTGGCGCTGGAGCTACTCAAGCTCAAATCCAACAGGCCCAACAACAAGCTGGACAAATATTCGATATACAGCAGCAAGCTGCAGACAAGAAAGCCGCTATAGATGCTGACTCGGCAGCAAAAGCCAAGCAACAGCGTGACTTGGATAATGCACAACTTGATCGTCAGCTTAAAGCCGGTGACGTCACGTTTGAGCAATCTCAACAACGCCGCGCTCAAATTGCTGCTGATTACTCCAAGGCGATTTCCGATGCCAGCTCTCAAGCTGTAGTCACACCTCAGCAGCAACTCGCCGGACAGGTTGATCCAGTGCAGCAGCTCGCAAATGAGAATGCGCAAAAGCTTGCTCTTATTAAAGAGTACACAGCTCAGCGTGTAATCACCGAGGAACAAGGCTTGGCGCTGATGAATGCTGCCAACACTGAGTATGAAGCTCAAAGAACGGCGGCACAGTGGCAGTTGTTGAGTCAGCAAGGGTTGGGATATGACATGCTAACCAGCGCTGTAGATGCTTTCGCTGGTAACGCATCAAACGCAATCACCGGGCTTCTCACAGGAACGATGTCAGTTTCAGATGCTATGCGCTCGCTTGGTAGCACGATACTGAATAGCGTTATCAACTCGTTGGTTCAGGTTGGTGTTGAAGCGCTCAAAAACTTCATTATCGGTCAGACGATGGGTACGGCGGCCAGTGCTGCATCGGTAGGGCAAGCTGCTGTTGTCGCTTCTGCTTGGGCTCCTGCCGCTGCAATGACATCGCTTGCAACTTTAGGCGCAAACTCGGTCCCAGCTGCTGCTGCGATAACAAGCACAGTCGGGTTATCCAGCGGGCTAGCATTGGCCGGTATGCGTAAAAATGGTGGGCCCGTGTCTGCCGGTTCTATGTATCGGGTCGGTGAGGGCGGCGAGCCCGAGCTTCTGCAATCTGGCGGCAAGAACTACATGATCCCCGGTGACGGTGGGAAAGTGATTAGCAATTCTGACCTACAGACCAGCGGAGGCAGCAATATTCAGGTATCGGTCGTCTTCAACGACAACACATCGGGAAGTCATGCCTACGACGCACAAGCATCGCAAGATGGCAACAATCTAACCATTCAGGCATTTATAATGGACATGGATAACAAAGGGCCAATGCTTTCCGCCATAGCACGTAACACCACAGCAACACCACGCGCATCAGGGGGCTAAGATGGCTATTCCATACCCAGATTGGCTGCCACTGGCGCAGAAGTCTGACAAAAGTCCGGCGACGGATACCGGATTCAGAACAGATCAGCCTCTTGTCGGTGCGCCAATCTTCCAGAAGTTAACCGACGATTTAAAAACGTCATTCTCTCTCAAGTGGATATTCACGTTCACACAGCACCGTGCATTCATGCAGTGGCTGCGCAGTCCGAACTATCTCGATAACTGTAACCAGTGGTTCTCCATGCGCCTGAACAACGGCACCGGAGACACTGGTATTGAGGTGCAGGAGCTGCACTTTACGGCGTGGCCAACGTGGAACCAGACAGGAAATATCTTCACTTGGTCGGGAGATGTTATCTGTCGGAAGCTGAATAACGCTGATGATGAGTTTGACGATATCATTGTCGAGCTGCCACCGCCGTGGGATAGCTGGCTGGATATTATCGTCACTGGCTATCCTGATGACCGCGATCCGGAATCATTGCCGAGGGTGCCATAATGCCAACGCTAAGAGAGTATCGGGCTCAGCGCCCGAACCGGATAATCTACGAGACTATTGAGTTTCATCATGTGTCTTTCGGCAGTTTCTATCTAGTAAATAACCAAGTTTTCCCGAAGACGCTCGGCGGCGTGGAGTATAAGCCATGCCGATTTGAGCTTTCGGAAAGTCAGCAAAGCAGCACACCAATCATCGATTCAACGATTAAGTTCAGTCGTTTGGCGCAGGACTTTAAGCAACAATTGAAGGTCTGGCGTTCGTATAGTCGCATTGAACCGATCACAGTTACCTATCGGCTGTTTGACTCTAAAGACATGACAATAGCGATCAAGGAGTGGCAGTTGTACGTCAAAGACTGCTCACTTGATGCTGATAACGTCAACGTCTCTCTATCAATGACTAACCCGCTCAATACAAACGTGGCCTTGCTGTATGACCCAGCAGAATGGCCCGGTCTCGAAATCGGATAAACCATGAATAAATCTGACTTTATCAAACGGATGATCGGCGTTCCGTGGGCTAACCGTGCCTGCTCGATTGAAGCCTGTGACTGCTGGGGCCTCGTCGCGCTTTATTACCGGCATGTGCTTGGCAAAGAAGTACATCACAAAGCTGGGTATGAAAGTAACCGTGATTTCCTGACCTGCTACAGAGAAGAGGTGGTGTTTTGGCAGCGGGAGAAAGTACCTGTCGAGGATGGCATTTTTGTTGGCTACGTGGGGCGTAGAGCGGAGCATGTGGGATTAGTGCTCAACGGGATGGCGTTGCATAGCCGCGGACTAAACGGTTCGGTTAGGCTCGACAAGCTGCGCGTAATGGAAAAGGTATTCACTAAAGTGGAGTTTTATTCGTATGGCACTTCTAGAAATCCAGCACTTGCCCGGAGTGCCGAAGGAGAGAATTGAGCTTGCCAACGGCTCTAACTTTTACACGTGGTTGGAGCAGCAAGCGTTTGATAGGGATATTGCGATCGTCATTAATGGAGTGTTGGCAGACGAGGAAACCGAGCTTTCGTTTGAACTCACAGAGTTGCATCGCATCCAGATATTCAATCAGCCGCGCAGCATAGTCAGCGATATCCTGAGCCCGGTCTTCAAACTCGTCACCAAAGTATTTTCGTTCTTAGCGCCTAAACCTTCATTCTCGACTTCTGCGGATAATAACGCAAAAGAAAGCCCAAATAATAAGCTGACCGGTCAAACAAATATCGCCCGAACATATCAAGCTAGACCTGATATTTATGGGCAGGTTCGCTCATTCCCAGACTTAACCCAGCAGTCTATGTTCGAGTTTACTGACAACATCAAGTACGTTACTGAATGGATGAATTTTGGGATCGGGCAATATACGGTTGAGAGTGTGCGCTACTCAGAGTCAAGTCTGGGTTCGATTGCCGGCGCTAGTTACCAGTTTTATCCACCTGGCACCGTTATCCCAGAAATCATTCAGGGATTCGAATTTGATGATGTAGATGGCCAAGAAGTATTGGGGCCTAACGAGGACAATAGCGAGCAAGTCGCTACGGCAACAACGAATGATGTAGTGTCAGGCACGATTACTGGTACATCTGCCGCTGTTAAAATCGTCCAGTCATCTGATTTTGATTACTTCTATGACATCCCTAAGCCTCTACCAGTGCAAGTTACCGTCAACGTAACACGTCATTTAGCATCCGGTGATGTTACTGAAAATGTCACGTTTTCAGCGTCGTTAGATGCTGCGACAGAGTCTGATGATGGTTCTATTATCAACCCAGTTAAATACTTCACCTTCCAACTATCAGCGATCAACAGCCCAGTAGAAATTCCGGCTGGTTCGACTATCAACAACACGATATTCACGCTGACTGAAAACAAAGGGAATATTTCGGGACCATACTTCGCTGCGATTGAAGGTGATGAGTTGTGGGTTCACTTGCAGGCTCAACTTGGTAAGCGAGAAGGCGCTGACTTTTTGCTCGAGTACTGGGCAGTAAATGACGATAACGATAGGATTTCACCGACCTATAGCTACAAAAGTTTTGTATTCAACTACAGTGACAGTCGCGCTGATTATATTTATGGCACATTCAAGTTTACGCCACCGTATGGTAAAGCGCGGTATGCGTTCCAGTTGCGGAAGACCAACAACAGTTCTGATAGTAACCTTCTGCAGATCGCCGAAGCACACTCAGTAACGCGCCGCAAGAATGTGACATATCCAAATGACACCCTAGTAAAAGTCACGGTGCGAGCAACTGAACAGGCCACTGGCTCGCGTGATCGCAAATACAATGCACTCGTTACGCGCCACACAATCAGCTATGACATCAATACTCGCACTGTTGACTATACGCTCAGGCCGTCGCGAAGCTTTGCTGATGCTGTCACGCATGAGTGGCTAGTGATAGGGAAACAGCCAGCAGACACGATAGATTTGCATGAGCTTTACAGTATCTATCAGTCATTACCGGATCCGCGGCTTGGTTATTTCGACTACACGTTTGACGATGAGGATATCTCCCTTGGTAACCGCGTAGAGACTATCTGCAACACGGCGCGAGTAATCGCATATTGGGATGATGGCGTGCTTACGTTCGCCAGAGATGAGCGCAAAGAGTTCCCTTCTGCTGTATTCAACCGCGCCAATATCGTGGCAGACGAATACAAAATCAGTTACGACATGACTATGCCCGGAGGATACGACGGTGTAGAAATTGAGTATGTCAGTCCGAAGACAAACAAGAAGACCTATATCCGGTATCGCATTACGGACACAGGGATTGTCGAGCAAGCGGCCTTATCTCCGTTGAAGATATCGTTGAGCGGGTGCAGAAACGAATATCAAGCAGAGGATAGAGCGATTCTGGAAGTAAACCGGCTTATCAACTCTCGCATGAAGATGAACATGAAGACGCTGGCAGATGGTGAGTATGTTTCGCCTGGTGAAATGATTGTTGTTGCAGATACATACGACACAAACCAGCAAGCTGGTTACATCGTCGCTAGAAACGGCAATGACTTTGATACGAGTGAGCAGATTAACTTTGCTGGCGACATGTATGTCAGGGTAACCGACTCGATTGGCAACTCTACAGACAAAATCAGAGCATACCCGCGTACCGATACCAAGTTTGGATTCACCGCAGCAGTACCGAACATCACACTCAATATCTTCGACGGCTACAACGTTCAATCACCATCACGCTACGTAATCGCCACAACCGCAGAAATGGAGGCCATGCGATGGCGAGTATCAGACAAGAAACCTAACTCTGACGGCACGTTCTCACTGACGTGTGACGAGTATTTCGACGCAAAACCAGACTACAACGTCTAACCAATACCCACTCTCAATAGCCCAGCCATAGCGCTGGGTTTTTTTATGGAAAAATTATGGCGACTCAACCTACAAATCTACCAGTCCCAAGTGAATCAGCTCGTGATCTTAAGTTTAACGCTGGGAAAATCGACGAATTTGTTACCTCACCTGAGCAAAAATATATTGACCGCTTCGGGGATGAGCACTACACAATCGAAGGTATTAACAATCTTGCCCAGCAAGTGATGAATTCATTTGGGTATATCACGCTCACAGACGTTTCATTCACAATTGGTGCGACCATCACAAAACCCAATGAGGTGCTTTTCAACGAAGCTAATGGAGAGTATTACAAATGGACTGGTTCGTTTGCCTCTGGTCCTAAAGTCGTTCCACCGAACTCTACGCCAGAATCTACAGGAGGAATAGGTGCTGGAGCGTGGCTTAGCGTAGGTGATTCCACTGCACTATCAGTACTAAACGAATTTAAAGAAGATTTAGCGTCTCCTGATAATGGAAAGGGTGATGCCCTAATTGGAGTAAAACAGCCATACGACAATACAGCCTCACGAACTCAGCATGATAAGAACGCTGAGACACTATCAATTTTAGATTTTTATATTCCTAATCAGCAAGATTGGACGCAGGCTTTTAAAAATGCGTCGATAGCAAGCCAATATCTGGGCAAGCAAGTATTCGTACCAGAAGGAACGTATGAGGTAAGTGACTCAATAATTCTTTATGATGATAATGCGTCAGATCCAGTACTTTCATTTTATAAGGGGAATGGATCAAAGTTTTTCGGCGAGGGAATGAAAACAGTAATATACAAAACTAGTATTGGAACATTGCCGGTAAATTGTGTTTTTACGTGTGAACCAACAACTACTAAACGCGGTCTTGCGCTAAGAGATATGGCCATAATAGATCTAACAGATGGTTCTCGTTGCGTATATATGCAGCCATCTCTAGTGTGTTCAGAATTCAAAAACTTATTTTGCATGGGTAGAGAGATTGGATTTCACATTAACAGTGCATTTGTAAATGTCAATATAGAAGGCATTGTATGCCAAGCGCACACCGACGAATTAAATTACCCAATGAAATATGGTATGCGCATAGGATCAAGCATAGGGACATCAGTAACTATTGATAAATGTCATGTAGGACATGTCACTCAAGATGCTTACAACTTCTTTGGTAATTACTCTAAAATAGGCGTTTTGTCATCAGATAATATTCAGGGTGTTAACTATGTTTTTGATGGATTTAAAGGTTCTGTTGATATAATTGCTGCTGAATGGGGTGTCAATACAACCCCTCAGAATAGTACGTTTGCTAAATTTACCAATAGTCTGATTACTATTGATCATATCTCCATGTTGAATAAAGTTGTTGTTTCAGGTGGGTTTTTATTTTCAAGTGATAGTAGTCAAGTAAAAATAAACCACGTTAATACTACTGATAATTGTATTTTTAGTGGAAGCGTAGCTAGGTTAAGAAACTCTTCTCAGATAGATATTGGATATTTTACACAGTATAAATATGAACAGTTTGTAGATGCAATAAACTACGATGCCAATACAAATACATTTATGAGTGTTGGTAACCTTGCAGCAACTCAGTATAGAGGATATAAGGATATCTCCATTAATGGGACTTTCACACTTCCATCAAATCAGCCCTCCGGAGAATGTTATAGAATTATGGGTACTAAAAACACTGCGGCTCAATCTGGATGTGTTGGAACCTTAACATCTATTCGAGGGCGTACAGTAAACAGAAGTTCATTAATCATGGACGTTGTTTGTAATGGAAACGGGATTATAGGTACTTCTGCAATAGCAATAAAAAAAGCAGTATCTGATCCCGTAGGACTTACAAGTTACACTGGCTGGTATGAAGGAAATGTTGGTGGTACGCTTTATATGTTATTGAAGATGGATGCTGTTGGAGATAGAAATTTAGGGACGTTTTTTTCTGGGGTAACAATAGGAAGGGACCCAAATCTATTCAGAATAGTTGGCCCTTCTGATATATCAGGACTTGTATCAAGTACAATCGGAGTTATGAAAACAGAACAGGCGATATAGTAATAAGAGCATACCGATTTGGTATGCTCTTATTTATCAAAATGAAAATATTATTTCAAGACTACATAATAGTTATTATTATATTTAGATAAAAAGAATTCTTGATTTTCAATAATAATATCTCCTTTAATTAAATCTTCAACTGGGTAATATTTTAAACTCCAATCATTAAGTATTTTTCCTTCATAAAACGATGACGTTAGCATTCTTGGATACCATGCGTTTCTCTGAAGCATGTTTTTTATGAAGTCATTGTTATTAACTATGTTTTTCACTTGAGGTGTGTATTTAAAGAACCCTTGAATATGAACAATTCGATCTTTATTTATATGCTCAGATAAAGCCATAGCCAATGAAAAAGCAAGTTTTTTTTCGTAATCATACTGGTTGTTAAGGCTAGCAGTATACTTATATGATGTCAAAAATGAAGAGTACGTAAATATGCACATAGCCAACAAATATAGTATATTTGCTCTGGTGTTATATCTTGATATAAAGAATATGAAAAATATAATTGGGCCGAATGCCATGAACTGACGAGGTGTAACCACACCTTCTGATAGAAAAATAAATGGACCAAAAATAAAAACAAATGATGATAAAAGTAAAATGATTAAATAAATTCTAACAGATGCTTTAATTTTAATTAACGCTATAATAATCACTGATAAAATAAATGCTGCGGCTAAAAAATATAATTGTAGCCCATTTACTGCACTGTAGATGCTCTCTATTGATTTTATTACATTAGCTGATAATTCATCATAGCTACCAACTGTAGAATTTCTTTTTGAAGAAACAAAGATATCAATAACTAGTATCTTATAAGCAATGGCGGATGCAATATATGCTGTTATAAGGAATAATATAGCCCTATATTCTATTTTATTATTTTTTAAAGATAATATGAATAAAGTATAAGTATTCATAACGACAAATGCATTAATGGACATCTGATAGCATGATAGTGAAATAAATAATGATATTACTAGAAATGACCAAGATGCTAAATTTTTAGTGTAAATTATCGCCGTTGATATATAGCACAAAGACAATGGGATTATCATAGTAATGTTGTCGTACTGGTACGACATGTTTTGCAATAAAAAAGGAGATATTATAAGGGGAAGGAAAATATACTTCTTAATATCATTATATAAAATCAATGTTTTTTCGTATAGAAAATAAACCGAAAAAGACAATATAAATATTGATAGCAAGCCAGTCATTGGTGATATTATTGGGGCTACATCACCAATGGTAATGATCTTCCATATGTAATCAGCTGCAGGTCGCCCTAACCAACCCCAGCCGGTGAAATTATTTATTGATCTAATTATATCATCTCTATATAAAACTCCAGACCAAACCAAAGGCAAGTAAAATAATATGGAAAATCCAAAAAAGTAATAGAAAGATTTGTTTATTTTTAAAATGTTCATGTTATTTTCTCTTTAATACGTACTTAGGTCTTTTCTTTGTTTCAAGATATATTCTTCCAATATACTCACCAAGAACACCAATGCCTATAAGCTGAACGCCACCTAAAAATAAAATCGCAGTCATTAAAGATGGATATCCTGGAACAGGGTTACCCCAAACCAATTTATCAACAATCATCCATGCTGCATATAGGAAAGCGAAAGCGGAAACTCCAAGGCCGATATACGTCCATATGCGTAATGGGAAAGTAGAGAAGCTAGTAATGCCTTCCAGCGCAAGGTTCCAGAGCTTCCACCCGTTAAATTTAGAATCTCCAGCACAGCGTTCCGCACGTGAATACTCAACAACCTCAGTATGGCCGCCAACCCAAGAAAGAATGCCTTTCATAAAGAGGTTGCGCTCTGGAAGCTTCTTGATGTTCTCAACCGTATCGCGTGACATTAGCCTAAAATCACCAACGTTTTCTTCAATCTTCGGTGTGCTGATCTTGTTGTGCAATTTATAAAACATTTCAGCGGACTTGCGCTTTAGTCCACTGTCAGTAGATCTGTCAGTTCGTTTAGCTAAAACAACATCTGCCCCAGATTTCCATTTCTCAATTAACTGAGGTATCACTTCAATAGGGTCTTGCAAATCAACGTCAATAGGTATGACCGCTTCGCCAGAAGCATGGTCGAGACCGGCGAATAGAGCGGGTTCTTTTCCGAAGTTTCGAGTGAAGCTTAACGGTTTAACTAATTCATCCGAAATAGCTAGCGCATTAATAATATTTTCAGTTGAGTCTTTACTTCCATCATTGATGAAAACAATCTCAACGTCGTAATCTTTCAGCGGTTCATATTCGCGAACAGCTTTATAGAAAATAGGTATCGTGTCCTCTTCATTGAAGACAGGAACAACCAATGAGATTTTCAC